TGTGAATAAAGATGAACAATACCAATCTTAGTCAATTCACTTACGATAATCTTTTGTAACCTTTCGATTGTACGAGCAAAACGAACATCCTCAGCAGCAAGTGTAGCTTTACCACCACTTAAACCTTCTTCATATCCAAGAAATGCCTTTGGAATACGAAGACTTGCCATCAACTTATTTCGTAGATATTCAATATCTTCTATTTGGTCATTGTTAGAAAGACCTGGTAGAGTGTCAATTTCCGTTCCACTATCACCACCACGAACAGGTAGAAAGTAATCCTCGGTAACTGACTCTACATTATATTTTAAGTTATACTCACCTGTATTTTGATCAATAACAGGTGTCTTCTTCATCTTGTTGATGATTCTTTGCATAAATTGTTCGACTTCTCTTGGTGGTATATTTCCAACATCAATCTTAAAGATTCGTTTTTCGGGCGCTCTCATAATTCTGTGAATTAACATAGCGTCTTCCATCAAAGTCAACTGTTTAAATATCTTTCTTCCATTTTCTAAAAGTGAGCGCCCATATGGTAAAAAGTTTGTATCGGATAGAACACGAAAATGAGCCATCTCATAGTTTTCTTTTATTTCTTTTTTATCCATATTAATTTCAAATTGAATTAATTGTGGATTTTTAGGATCGTGATCTTCAAGTCTTGTAATATCATAAGCAGAAATAGGTTTTACATTTACAACTCCATATTTATCAACAATATCTAAAGATAAATAAAAATCCCCATACTTAGTCATATTACGAATCCAACTCCATAAATTAAACTCTATATTTATGACATCATAGTATAAGTTGTGTAAAATCTTTTGAACCTTTGTATTCTCACTTTTTACTTTTAAAATTTCTCCCTCAATATTTGTAACCGTACTTTCGTCTGAATATATGTCAAGGGCAGAGGCAATAATCGGGTCTTGATCCATCAACTCATAGTCTTTGAACAAGTCATGTTTTCTAATCTCATATGCAGCTCGTCTATTTTGAGCAACTGAATATGGATTTGAATATGTGTTCTGTATTAACCTCTGATAACGGTCAATAAAGTTAGATGTTAAACTTGTTTGTGTAAAGTCTAAATCCTTTACCACCAAACGATTATCGTCTGTCTTTCTAATGATTACATTAGATTGAAATAATCTACCAAGTCTTGTAAATAAATTGTCTGCCATGTTTTACCCCAATAGCCAAGTTAAATCTTCTTCTTCTCCGTTTTTAAGTTTTACCTTATACGGATTACTTTTCGGAGCAGATGGTGTCATTACAGTTGTATTACCATTTAGGTTTCCAATCGCACCAACTAAACTACTCTGAAACTCATTTCTCTCTGATTGAATACGGATAGCTGTATCCCTAATCCATAAAAGAATTGAGTACGACATTACAAGGTCATCATTATAACCCTCTAATGCTTCGGTTTTACTATTCTTATATATAAATACAAAAAGTTCATCAATTAATCGTGTTGATTTTATTTTAACCATTTTTTCACGAGTATATTCTTCCATTTTTGCAACAATGAGTGGTTTTGATTTCATTGTTGTTGTAAAACCAGGAATTTTGTTTTTATCTATATGTCTGTATCTGTTTGTGTGTTGGATGTCTTCGTCTACAATTAAATGATTTTTTTCTTGATAAAAAAGATTTTCATATCCTCTATCGATTATTGTTTGTAAAGTAGCCCAACCAATATTATTATTTTCAACAACTAGTAAAGCATCATTATATTTAGTTGCTAACTCAATAAGAAAATTACCAAATTCAGTTGTACCTAATTGACCTTTATATTCAGCAACTTGTTCCATCTCTTCTATATCAAAAACTTGAGCAGCCGAGTAATCCGTTCCATCTCCACGAGCTACATCAGCACATATCAAATAATTTTTATTATAATTTGGATAGTCCCATATCCAAAGGTTTCTATCAAACCCACTTTTTTCATTTGGCTCACAACATACATTATTTTTGTACCACTCCAAGATAACAGGATCGACAACAGAACGACCAGAACTTAAGAAGTCAGCATCACACTCTTGAGCAGCCTTGGTTGGTCCTAATATTTTATTCTGCTCATCTCTCCATTTTTGATCTCTTTCAGGATGTTGTGACCAATGAAGTTTAATTGTATTAAACTTATTAAGACCATCTTGTGCATCCATCCAAGTTTTATGAAACCAATTTCCAACACCATTTGGTGTTGATATTGCTAAACATTGACCACCAGTGGCTAATGTCTGTTGAGCAGCAGTCCATATTGTATCAATTTTGTCTATGAATGCTGCCTCGTCTAAAATTAAAAGTGATAATGCTTCTGAACGACCAGCAGACTCATTTGAAGCTATAGCTTTAATCTGGCTACCATTTTTAAATATAAGTGATAATTTATTATTTTCTACAATGGCTGTTTTCAACCATTGTGGTAAACCCTCATACATAACACGAACTTTTGTTACTAAATTTTTAGCAGTATCTTTTGAGGTCGCAATACATAAAATATTTTTATCGGCATGAAATAACATCATCCATAAGGAATAAGCAGCACTCAATGTAGATATACCAAGTTGTCTTGATTTCAAAACAACATTATAGTCATTTTCTTGATATTCTTTTAACACATCAAACTGATAAGGGTATAATTTGAACTTTATTTTGCCTCTTTGTGGATGCTGAATTACACAAAATTCATTTATAAAATGTGAAGGATCTTTGGCACACTTTAAATAGTTTTGTTTTATTGCTTGTTTTAAATTACTCATTTTCTATGTTCATTATTAGCAATAGCATTTGCTACAGTTTTATCAAAAGCACCTTTACTGCCTTTTACTAATTTCATTTCAGCTTCATATTCAGCCAAAATTGCCTCCCATCTTTTAGTTTCCATTTCTTTAACCCAATCTTCCCACTTACCTTCTTTTCTAAGTTTCATCTCAAACTCTATTTGACAATATTTACATCTACCCATACGGTCATAGGTTTGTTGGTCAATTGTTTTTAGAATAAGTTTTTCACAATCATTACATTTATCAAATCCTCTTGGTGGTATTTTTGTAATTTGTTTTCTTTTACCATCTTCTATCTTCCAACTACGACCACGAGCATCTATCCACTCCTCTCCCTCTTTTCTCTGTTGAAGAGTTTTACCCTCATATCCTGTTTGTATTGGGCGCTCATAAATACCCTTTACCATCTTTTGTATTTTCTCTATATTACTCATAACCTCATCCTTAAAAAAACATCAGACCTGTTATTTGATTGATTGGAGCAAACGCACCAGTAAACTTATATGTGTTTCCATTATACTTAAACACAATTCCCTCACTTGGAACGATAGCATCAAACCCACCTATGGCGTTCAACCTATCCAACTGAACCTTTAATCTGTTTAGTTTTTTCAAATCACCACCAGCCCTTACATCCGATATTGCTTTCTTGAGTTTCTTTCTCATATTTTGAACTGACTTTGCTGGATTGACAGCCATCCAACCATCCATGTTTTTCAATATTTCAGCACCCACCTCAAAGAACAACTCTTCAAATGGTTTCATATTATCCTTTACCATTCTGTTTTTGTCTATCTTATCTGTAGTCAAAACCCAATCTAAAAACTTTGGATTATCTTTCAAGTCTTTTTTTATTTGTGGTATCTTATATGATTTGTCAAAAAATGCCCATCGTTTAGTTAAATTCTTTAAAATTTTATTTGTAATTTTATAACCGTATTGTTTACTAGCATTATGAATAAATTCCTCCCAATACATTTGATGATAAAGAGCAAAAGTATCATTGTCTTTTAATGAGTAAGTATTTTGTAATTTTTGTAATTTCCCTAAAAATCTCTTTTTTAATCTACCATAATCTTGATGTTTGGGAACATCAACAAAGTTAGGTTTTGATATTTTATAATGTTTTTGTATGTGTTGATTTACTTGTTTTATCATACCTTGTAACATTCTAGCACTATCTTTTGCCTGACCGATGACTCTTCCACTATCATCATATTCTAAAGCTCCATGAAAAATTAATTCTGTAATATCATAATTTACTACATTTTCACTAGCAGGCCACATAACTTCTAAACTCATAAACTTACTACCATTACCAAATATCTTGTCTTGTTGTTTTTTGGATAATGCACCGATAGCCTTTGTCAAATCTCTCATGGCATAGACAAACGCATCTCTAATCGCACCACGACCTTTGAACTTTCTCTCTACAGCTTTTATATCTAAGGCAGTCTCACCTTTGTTTTTTAAATGACCTTTGTTACGAGCCGCAATTAATTTACCATCTTTCCAACTAACCATAAGGTTTTGACCATCAGTTTTTTCAGTAACATTATCCTCTCTGTTTAACTGACCACTCAATCCTAATGTAATGATTTTCTTTAAATCACCGAATGTTAAATCCTTGTCATCAAAAGGATGACTCATATGTCCATAGGCTCCACCCATTAATAATAACTCCCTTCCATTTCTTGGAATATCACTCGTAAGTGACAAAACCTCTTTTACTATTTCATAGTCATCATGTTGTTCATTTCCTCTATCATCATCAACTGGTGCTGG